TCTTCTGACATCACATCCCCCATCTCTTGATCAGCCAAGGTCCTATCCTATAACTAGTATACGGATATCCAGAATTAAATCTACTGATATTCCAATAGAACCAGTCTCGGGGATTGCCCCCGAGACCTATCCACTTTACTGATATCTTACGCAGCTTCAGCATACTCAATTGCTTTATTCAAAGCAGTAACCTTACGCTGACGGTTCTGACCATACCAAGCAGACTGAAGGCGTGTTGCATTGGAATGACCAAGAAGGTGATCTGTGGTAAAGGTCACAGCATTAAAAGCCTGCCACCATGTTCCTTCTCCGTATTCTGCACCAGGCTGAGTATCCATGACTGCCAAAGCTTGTTCAGCAGGACGAGACATGATGTCATTGTCTTTCTTAGTGAGAGCAGGAAATACACTCTTGAGATAATCCTGAAGATTATCTTGTGTATAACGCTTAGAGGCAAGAAACTCAGCAGCTTCTTTATAGGTATTCATTTTATTCTTAGCAATACCTAGAGTACGTTTTACCATATCAGCATCAAAAGCACGGCGATGGTTAAGACGTACAACCAAATCACTAGTGCCACCAAGAGCCACGGTAAGTGTGTTATTACATACCACGCGAATCGCAGTAAAACGAATATCAATACACTTACCATACTCGTGAGGATTAGAAAAGAGAAGATAGGGTTCAACTTTGTCTCCACCAAGGATTTCAAAATCATTATCAACTTTAGCCAATGCCCAAACGTTCTTACCTTCACGAAGAGAACCAGCCGTATGCATCTTCATATCACCGGCCATTACGAAATCATTAAAGAATTCAAAAGCCGTCTCATTCTGTACAGGATTCCATTCACCAGAAACAACTGAAAGAATCTTACCATCAGAAGAACGAACAAGAGCTGAATCTTCTGTGGGAATCTTTTGACCATTGAAATCAATATAGGTAGGAACCTTTTCTACGGTCCAATTCAAACCTGCTTTATCAAGCATCTGTGCAGGTGTCAGATCATCAATTACTTTTACACCAAGACCATGCCAAGGAACTTCACCGGCATAAGCCATCGTCTCTACTTCATGTGCCATTTCACTTCTCCATTTTGTAATTGCACTTACTTAATTATAATAGGATGGTATTATAAAAAAATCAACGTGTTTTTTCTAAAACAGTAAAACCGTTGTTTTCAGTAGAATGATAATTGACACACCATTCTCTGTTTTCCTTTAGGAACTCTAAAATAGCAGGCAATAACCCCTTACCATCCTCACACGTTGTTCCATAAGTGTGTGTGTCATGAAATACTAAGTACTTATTTACTTTTTTATGATGAAGCTGTAATTCTAATTTCAATTGATTATAACTATGATCTGTGTCAATAAACAAAAGATCTGTCTGTTCTATATCAATCAACAATGTGTTACCAGGGGAATAGATTGCATCTTTCCCTTCTTGTTGAGCTAATTGAAATAGATAAAAAACTGATGGATCAATATACAAATCATATGATCTAATTATCTTTGCATCAGAGGCAAGAATAGCTCTAGTTGATTGTCCGTCTCTGACACCAAATTCTGTTACATGTTCACAAAGACCTGCGATTCCATGAAGCAGAGGTAGATGTATATTAATGTCACTATTGCGCTGACAAGCAGCTACAAATTCATTCTGTAAAACGTTCATATCAATCACATACTGTAGCTACACGAGAAACCCACTGCCATCCATTCCAGTAACGGTTGACAATTACTTGTCTGCAATAAGGTTCATAGTATTCTTGGTATACATAACGAGGTTGATTCATCTGATTGATCATACCTCCAATTATCAAACCGCCCACTAATCCACCAAATATAGCTGCGCCGGCATCGCCTCCATGATGATGACGAGGTGCAACTCCTGCAAATCCCTGACCGTGATGATATCTACCTTCTGCTAAAGCAGGAGTAGCAATTAATAAGGCCACAGCAATTGATATAATTTTACGCATACCTTTTCTCCAAGTGCTTACGGTTGTAAGAACCTTTGCCTTTACGAGCCAAAATAATACGCTGATGAAATTTGCGATCAGCAAGAGATTTGGCACAAATGTTTTTAACTGTTTTCTTCATAATATTAATATAGTATTTTTTTGAAAATAAAGCAACAAAAAAATTATCTAATGATTTCAACGGGTTAACCCCTACATTTTATTAGTATTTTGAGCCTATTGTATATTTTGTGACCAAATTCCACTTATCTTTTTCTTTAAATGGTATAATCTTTATTTGGTTCAAAGGTGCAATGGGATCTTCTACTTTAGTATAATCCACTATTTCTATCAATTCCCATTCATCTAACAAATGAATAATTCTATTACGTCTTGCAACATCACCTTCTGATAATGACGAATCTTTACCATCTAACAAGAATAATTCTTTAAAATGAACAATATAGTATTTTCCCTGTTTATGTAATATATGACAAGATTGGTATAGTGTATTTTCTTTTTTAGAAGCCAATCCAATACGTGAAAGCGTTTCCCTTACTTTAAGGAAATCTTCTGCATTTCTAAGTTTCACTTCCACTAGTTGGTTTATGTTGAACATGATTACCACCTTTTATTATTCTTGTTTTTATATGGTCAATCTGCTCCCTTGTCAGAACTTTACTGATCTCAAGAGCTCTTTTATTGTTTACCTTATAATATTCTTTTATAATTTCTATATCAGAATCCGCAATAGGCTTAGCCCATTTTGAAAATCTCTTAGAAATCCTTATACTATTTAGGTAATAATCATTTTGCATTATAGAATCTATGTGATTTGCGCGATTTATCTCATTAACATAAAGGATGGTATCTACATAATAAGAAAGAGCCCTGTTCACAAGGAAAGGGCTGTAATTCTTTTCTGCCAATGTAGGATTTTCACTATTTCTAATTAAATCCTGTTTATTTGTATTAATAGCATTTACATAATCAAACGGGTTCATAGAAACTCCAATGATACCATAATCTCAGTCAAAAAAGCTGCAATGTTAATCTCAGGATCAGCCACAAAAGCAGCTTGATATTGGTATTTTGCAATAAGTATAACCAATTCAGGTATACTGTTAGGCTTAATATAATTGTAAGCTTGATCATAGAATGCTCTGAATAATTGGCTAGAATCTGTATCTGAGTTCTCACCCACCCATTTACGCATCTCACCAAAGTTCTTTGCTTTAATATAACCTATAAGAGTCTTTAAATTATCATCTTGTAAGTTAACAAATATACCGGAATCAATTGTTCCGTTTACTGAGTATCTTTGTAACTCATTAAGAACACGACGCCAATCAGGCATATGCTTAGAAATAAGATCAGCAACAACAGCTTTATCATAACCAATACCTTCTGTCTCTAGTATCTTGCAAGTTCTCTTAAAGAATTGAGAAGCAAGCTTTGGATAGTCAGCTTTGTTTATTTTAAACTCTACAACGGAACAACGAGAGTGAAGTGGTTCGATGATTCTGTTTTTGAAATTACACGTGAGAATAAACCCACAGTTCCGTGAGAATTCTTCCATGAAGTTTCTGAGAGCGGGTTGGGTGGAGTTAGCGTTAAGGTAATCCGCCTCATCGAGTATAACATACTTACGTCCGCCTGTAAATGAAACACTTGAGGCGAATTGTTGAATTTCATTTCTGAGTGTGTCAATGTTGCCATTCATACTCCCGTTAATTACAATATAGTCAGCACCAATCTGTTCCAACATAGCACGTGCAACTGTTGTCTTACCAACACCTGCAGAACCTGTTAGAAGAAGATTAGGTATGTTTCCTTGCTCTATAAAAGAGCTGAAGGTCTGCTTGAGACCCTCAGGAAGTATACAATCATTTATATTCCTTGGTCGATACTTCTCGACCCATAGAAATTCATTCATATTAATTACCCACTAAATGATGAAGAGGCTTCAGTAGCCACAAAATAGTATATGTTAGTTGTAGACCACTTTGACAACCCTTTAGATGATATCTTAACATCATAGTTGCCTGAAATCAACTTAATAATATTATCTACTTTGAAAATCATAGAGAATGTTTTTTCAGTGGTACCAACCTCAACACTAAACACATCAGTAGTTGGGTTTCTAGAATTGGTAGCAGTGACAGCAATAGTTTGACCATTACCTGTCACTGCTATTTCCGGAAGCTGTAGAACTCCAGAGGCTCTAACAACTCTCTGAAGTTCTTCTTGAGAAATGGAGAACTCAATATCAGCTTCCGGAAAAAGGATTTCTTTATTTGGATCTGGTGCAATAACCATTGAAGGATCAGTGTAAGTATAATTAACTGATTGTCTTTCAGAAATGATCTTTAATTGTTTGTCACCAAAATCTAACTCGGGTTCTTTGAATAGGGAAATTACACCTAAGAACTTAGAAAGATCATAAATGGCAAATCCCGTAGGAAAAGAATCTTCTACATTAGCCTTAGCATAAATGCTCTTAGCAGGTGATACTGTTGAAATAACACTGCCAGGATGAATTGATACAGATGGATTAATAGTAGAAAAATTCTTTAAGATATTAATAGCATTTTCACTTAATTTCATAATATAAAAACCTCTTAGCTAATCTTTTTAAACTTCTTTAAAAGATCAGGATTGTTTGTAAAAGAAGGAGGCGGAAGGTTTACAGGCTTAATAGAGGTTGCTGGAGCCTGAGATTGACCTGTACCACGTTGCTTTCTAAGAAGATCAGCATCGGCTGTTGCAGAGGCACCAATTGATGCAAGAGCAGGAAGCTTACCACCAAACACATATGCACCAGAATGTTGCAAGTGCATCCATGGACACAACCAAACCTTCATACCTGCTTTACGAACATTTTGACAGAACAAATAATCTTCAGAAAGATAACGATCTGTAGAGGAATCAATTTTCTTTTGTGCTTCTTCTAATGCACCAGATATTTCAACATTAGAAATAGTTTCACCTGATGCAATTCTTCTAAGAAGTTCTTCATATTTTTTTGTTGGATTATGACGATCAATCTCTGCTTGGAAGAATTGACCAATCTTACGAGATCCATCAAAAGCTTCTGTTCTGATATGATCAGGTCTATACATAATTTCAGGGTAAGCCTCAGCATATCTTTCAAAAGTGTTACGACGAATCATCATAAATCCAGTACCTGTTTCAAGTACTTCAGCTGGTTCATCTAGACGAATAGTTCTTGACTTTTCATCGTCTGAAATAGCAGGATTAAATACAAAATCACCGACGAAGTCTTCCAAGACGTTTGGATTTTGATCAGCTACACCCTTATTAACAGCTTGTAGAATCTTTTCCCAAGTAATGCATTTCTTAGGATAGGGTCCAGCAATAACATCATAATTTGATTCGGGTGTTTGCAAGGCCATCATTGCAATAACATCCTGTGGATTGAAACCAATATCAGAATCAATAAACAAAAGATGTTCAGCATCTGAACGAAGAAATTCATCAGCACAATAGTTACGAGCACGTGTAATCAATGATTCATTAAACAAGAAGTATGAGCGCACTTCAATGCCATACTTAACACACATTGCAGTTAAGTCACAAAGAGAACGTGTATACATTCCATTTGCTATACCACCATACATGGGAGTGGCAACAAATAGTTTACGTTTTCTTAAAGCTTCAATATCAATCTTAATTTCCATTTTTTATTTCCTTTACCAAGAGCCATCATCTATAAACATTACAATACCAAGAGGACCTATAATAATCCTCGCGTGAACAATTAGTCCTGGATCCATGCCAGTATCTGTTTCCACATCCCACTGAAATCTCCACCATCTAAGTGGATTAATTGCAAAACTAATTACAATATCTGAATTAAAAATATATTTAAGTATACTTTTGATCATGAGCTTTACCAATACCATAATCACCATCATACTTCTTTAATGATTGTGATGAGAAGAGGAGGAATTGACCAACTCTTGTACCTTTTTTAATTCTAGAAAAAGCAGTAACGTGTAACGCCCCAGCCATAACACCGTTATAACCACTGTCATAAAGCCCGCTAGTGATATACAAGCCATTACGATTAAGAGTAGATCTAGTAATGACCCATCCAGCTTCATCAGGTCCAACATTAATTATATTCTCCATAATAATTTCATAAGCACCAGGAGGTAGATTCCAATAACCTTGACCATCTGTTGGCAACTCTGATGAACCCCGATGTACCTTTATTTCTTTACCGTTTTCTTCACCAATAATAAAGGCGCCTGGATTAATTTGAAAAATTTTATCAACACGAAGATCAACAGCATTAGGTTGAACATCTTCATCTTTAATATTTGTTAATGTTGATTGTGTATCTTGAGCTGCAATATGAATCATCATTTCACTTCATCCATAAAAAAATAAGGGTTTTCAAATGTATTAAATGTTCCTATAGGTAATATACTATCTCCTGGATTAAATTGCCAGATAATATTTGGATCTAAAGGAACTGAATTTGTAAATTTTGTTGAAGATATATTATAGTCACTATCAAAGAAGAGAGGAGAGATTTCATTACGAAATAATTGTAACTGATTAAAACCATAATATACACAAGAGAAGGTACCGTCAATATCATTAAGACTACCAGTACTAAGATACTTATGTAGAATTAAAAATGTATCCCATGAATTGTCAATATTGTGTTCTTTCATGGCTGACTTAACCCAATGGTCTTTAATAATACCATTGTGCCATAAAAATGCACTTCTATAATATGCAGGATGTACAAACTCTACAGTTTTATTTTCTGTAGTTGGTGCTTGCATATGTGCAATACAATATGCATTAGGTGGTATGTTTATTTGATCTAATGGTAATTCACCGAGTCCTTTATTTACTGATATTTCTTTTGTATCTGTAAAGTAGTAGCTATAAGAGTAGGAATGCTGACCTCTATACTTGTTGAGTTCAGCAAGTTCTACTATTTTATCTTTTGAAAAAGAACCGAAGATACTACACATCAAAGACCTAAAGAATTATTAGGTAGGAATCTTTCCCAATCAATAGGAGGATTATAGGGAATAGGATCCTTCACACCTGCTTTAATAAAGTTAGCAACACGCTCAGAACATGATGGACATTTACCACATGAATGACCGTTCTCATCCGGATTATAACATGTTAGTGTGTAATCAAAACGAACATTACCCAATTCTTGTGCAATCATGATTTCATCATACTTAGAGAGCAAACTAAAAGGTGCTTCTAGTTTTACTTTATGAGTACGATTTTGATCTGCTACTGCATTCATAGCATCAACAAAGCGTTGTGATGTATCCCAGTATCCATACTCATCATGCACTTGTAGACCTGTAAAGACATGAGAAGCCTTATTAGATTCTGCAAATGAAAATGCCAATGCATTCAAAATCATATTGCGGAATGGAACATAGGTTTTAGGTTGTGGATCTCCAAGAACGTCTTTGATGGTTGGCATAGCCACGTTAGTACCACCAATGTTAGCACTAACATCCTTTACAATATCACCAAGAATTCCAAGATCCAATACTTTATGAGCAATGCCAAGATGTTGACACGTCTTAGCAGCCATCTCAAGTTCTTTAATTTGCTTTTGTCCATAGTTATAAGACAAAGCATAAACACGTTCTTTACCATACTTAGCAACAAGTATGTAAGTCATAATTGTAGAATCAAGACCACCAGAAAGAACCGATACTACATTTTGATCTGTATCAGGTAACTTACTTAAGGCTTCGTTCATATTCATTTGCAATTTCTTCCTGTAAATACCACATAGCTTTATGAAGATCTTCTAGTCTTTTAGTTGGATCTTTTTTACCTGCACGAGCAATATACTTAACAACATTTCCCAAAGAGAAACTCAAACCCCAAGCTCTAATAACTTTGATAGCCTCATAAGGGTTATCTTTACCACCATAATGATCAGGATGGTTTATTGCTTCTTTTCTTCTTCCCGTTTCTCTATGTACAGGTTGATTTACTGTTGGAGCAGGTGTAGGGGGTGTAGTCTCTGTATTTTGAGCAGCAGACGTAACTACACTTCCAGGACCATTTAATTTTAATGCCATCTCAACCTCATGTCTTTATAGATTGATCTCTTATTGATTTAATACGATCAACTTCTCTCTCAATATACCATTTTGACTTTTCAAGATCTTCAATTTCTTTACTAAGAGCATCATATCCTTGTTCAGCTTTCTTACCAGCTCTAAGAATATATTTTACAGCATTACCTCTAGAAAAATTCAAACCAAAGATTTCAATAACATCAATAGCCTGAAGTCTTCCAATACCCTTATAATGATTAGGATTAATCTTATCGTCCATTTACAATTTCCTTAAACATATCAACATTATAATATAAAAGATCCATATTAATATCACTCTTTTTCATATGATAAACCTTATCAAAAGTTGCTTTTGGTTTACCAATGACACCAGCTGTTGAGTATTTGTTACCATCAATAGCTGCCATAACTGGATTTGAAGTGTCTACCGAATAGACCCAATCATATTCTTTATAATAAGCAAATTCACCAGCCCACCATGTTCCAAGCAAATGATGTTTACGGTTCTTATCAATAACCTTGGAATCATTCATCTTACGAAGTAGTTTAATTCTTTCATTAGCTTGAACAATAGGATCTTTTTCTGCCCAAGAATAAACAAATGGTATACCAATCATAAAGATTTGATCAATGCCTTGAATTGTATTAGATTCAATTCTAAAATCTCTGAACTCTTGATAACATTCAATCATTTCATCAGGAGTAGAACCCTGAATGACAGCCATACCATAATGAGCAGTTTCTGGATATGACTTTAAAAATTCATAGGTCTGATTGATAGTAGCTTTTTTATTACCAAGTGTATCTGGAAGAATCACTACAGCGGGCGTAATCTTTTGACACCATTCATAAAGTAATTCATTACTAAGGGAAGCACCTAATTCAAAACAACTATTGTCAAGATAAACGGCGTGAGAAGATCCATCCCAAGCACCATTATTCATAATGTCTGCTACCGCATTATAATATTCTGGATCTTCAATTAGTTTATGTAAAAGAACATATGTATAGTCATTGATCTTAAAATGATCATCTGACTGCATTAAGGACAAAGGTGTTTCATGTGCTATTAGTTTCTTCATTCACATTTCCATTATAAAGTATTAATGATATAATTTAATAGAGGTTGATAATTAAATCAACCTTTATATTTTTCACCCTTAGCACGAGCTTTAGCTGCAGCCTTCTGGCCAGCTTCTACTCTCTTTTGAAACTCTGCTTTACCAAGACGTTTGCGACCTGCTGCTGCAGCAATAGCTCCTGCTGCCTTATAGTCTACACCAGCTGACTTGGCAATCTTTTTTACAAATACATCTTTACCAGCTGCGTCTTTTGGACCTTCATTAAGAATTTGTTCTTCAAGGTGTTCTTTAAATGATTTCATTTTATTTTTCTCAACTGCATTTTTCAAGGAACCAAGTCTTTGTTTTTGTGCGTAATTATGGGTTCCAGGTTTAGACTTCATATTCCAGAATGAAGCTCTCTCTGATCTTGGTTTATTAGCATCTGGATCAACCTTACTTCTGCCAAACATCTTAGCAATTTTTTCAGGAGAATGCCAACCACCAACAACATCCCATTTCTTACGAATATTATAATTATATGTATGAAATTCCTTACCATCTGAATGACGTTTCAGATGAATTTTATATCTGTTAATACCAATTCTTTCATTACGAAGAACTGTATAAGAAGTTGACTTATCATGTTCAACCTTATCATTACCGTCGTATACAAAAGACCCTTTGGGTGCCTTAAGTTTAATATCTTTCAGAACCTGACCACCAGAACTAACTAAAGGAACATAAACCATTACTTACTCTTTCTTGATTCAATTTCCGATCCAAGTTTTTTTACATATTCAGTGTGTGCTTTAGGTGTAGATTTGAATTGAAATCCATACTTACGATTCTTAAGATCTTTATGAACTGCCTCTAAATCTTTATCTGATACTTTTGAAAGATCACCAGAGTCTGCTTTTTCATTACTTGTATATTTTTCTTTAGTAGAAGCAAGATGATCAGCATGCTTATTAAACATAGCACGAGTAGGTCCACTATATCCAAGACCAGTCATACGCATCCAATTAAGAACACGACCATGATTTTCTTTTGTTGGATTCTTCTTTAGAAATCCAAGAACATGAGAGATCTTCTCATCAGGTTCTTTCATCTTCTTAGCTTGAACTCTAACAAGCTGCCAATGAATATTAAACTTATTTACAGCCATTAGATTGCTCCTGATTTGTAACGATAATCATTCTTATCATAAGGTTCACCTAGCATATTACGCCAATGAATACGAACATCCTTACGAAGTTCATCAGTTTCTTTTTGACCTGCTGTCTTGCCTGTTCTATGAACGGATCCTGTAAGAACATTGAGAACTCTACGAACAGCCAAAGGACTCTTCTTATTCTTATTGAAATAAGAACGAAGAGTTGAGACATTCTTTTTATGATTATGAATCCAATTTCCGATTAGAGATTTACGAATGCCCTGCCACTCTGGATCATCAACTACCTTCTTGATGTCCATACCTTTTACCTTGCGAGCATCTTCCATAAGATGTTGTTCAAAAGTAAGCATATCTCTCTCCATTTGATATAATATTTATTATACCAGTATTTTGAAATTAATGCCACTTATAATAAATTGAATGATTACAATAGGTTAGGAAATGATCCCTGTCGGGATATAGATTAGGCTTTTGTAATATACGTTCTTTTATACGATTTATGACAGTCTTATATGCCTCATCATTAGGAATATAGTCATTATACCATATGCCCGGAAAAGCTGTCTGAATCTTTTCTAATCTTTTTTTAAAGTTA